ACATGTTTAGGATCAGCATCTAATACAGCGTCTAAAGACATAGCTAAATTTGGATCTACAGTATCTTCAATAGTAGTAACTTGAGACTCATCTTCATCTTCTACAGGTGAATAATCAACTGTCTTTACAGATGTAGTATCATCTACTAATGTAAATCTAACTGCAGGCTTACGCTTAACACGACGACCTTGTAATTTAGGATGCTTAAATACTTCATTAACTTCTTGTTTAGTTAATCCATATTTAGTAGCAATCTTCTCACGGTCTAATCCGTTATCCAAATCTGCTAAAATTCCAGAAACTGTTAATTTGATAGTTTCTCCTTGTGCTACTGGAGTTACAGTAGCTTCTACTCTTGCTTCAATACTCATTTGTATTTGGTTTTAATTGTTTTTAATTAGTCGATGAAAATATTCTTCCAGTCCAGTTCCATCTTCTGGCCTCGTAAATGTTCGCATCTTGATCCTGCGTTAATGTCTTCGCTAGAATCAAATGAGATCATTGTTTTGTCTCCCTCACGATAGATAAGTCCGATAGCATCAGCATTAGCACATGCAATGTTTCTGATTTTACCAGTCAAATCTAAATCCTTACTCGCTACTTCTTTACCTTTCTTGTCAAGCATTTTATCTTTTAAGTGACCGATATAAATGATATGGTCTGCTAGTAATTCTAGTCTATCCATCCATTTCTTAACAGCCATTCTTAGATACAAATAACCTGCACCTTGAGGTAATGAAAGTACTGACAACCCTTTGTTATCAGAATCAAAATTCTTACCCATAGGAGTTTGCTTGTAAAGCTCTTTAGCTTCTGCTTCACACCACACTTCTAATTGAGTAAGAGTGTCAATGGCAATATACTTATATGGTTTTTTATTTGCCATAATAGCTTTACCAATTTCTGCTAGTTCTTTTAGGTTACTAGCTTGAACCTTTAACGCTTCTACCATGTCTGAACCACGCTCTAAGTCGATAATAAGACAATTATCCAGCTTGGCTATCGCTGTTGTCTTACCCACTTTAGGCTGTCCATACACTACCAAGTTTTTAGGGCTTTTTCTAGCCGCTGCAACTTTTTCTGTAGGTAATTGAATCATCTTTCTTGAATTGTAAATGTTGATAAATTAGTTTCAAAGGGTATCATACCCAATAAACCGTCACGATTTTTCTCTATATGACATGCCAGTAAGTTAATGGGATCTTCTCCACAATACTTATCTGTAATGCCATACAAATCATACGGTCTTTGTAGCATGATAACTACGTGAGCATCCTGACCAATAGAATCACCACCAAACAAATCGGTAAGTAATGGTTGGTATTGATTCTTTGCTCGGAACTCTTGCTCGATGTTCCTGTTTAACTGAGATAATAGTATGGTTATTGACCCCATTTTAGATTGCATCCACATACAGGCTTTTGATACTGTATTAAGCTTTTGCAATTCTGAATCTTCTGATCCTAGAATAAGACGTGAGTGGTCTAACAAATTAACAATAGTATGGTACGGATACTTCATTGCTACTTTGTTATTAGTCTCTTTAATCTTATTCATGTTCTGTGGGATAGAACAGAAGTAAATGGGGTAGTTCTCATACTTTTTAGCTGCAGTTTCAAAACGAGATAACTCTGCATCTTCTAATGGCTTATCTACGGAATAAAGTTGAGAGAACTTTAGATTCGCATCATTAGAAGCAGCACGCATAATCTGTTGATAATCTGGCATCTCGAAGGTCCAATAAAGTACTACTATAGGAGCAGACTTATTGGTATCTAAAAGATCAAATAACAACTGATTACTAAACGCTGATTTACCTACGCCAGGTCGTCCAGCAATGACATACATCTTTCCTGGTTGCAATCCTCCAAGTAATTGCTTGTTTAGTCTAGGCCATTTAGTTGGGAATACAACTCTCTTACCAGCTTTTGCATTCTTAACTTCATTAATAGACTTTGCAACAGCATCTTTAATATGCCTAAACTCACTTATCTTAGAGTTTTCTTGTAATCCGTCCTTCGGATTCTGTTGATTTTCCATCTTCACTTAAATCGCTATACTTTTCCCATGAATGGTTATTAAGCCATGTTTCTAATTGCTGCATATACGCTAAGCCATTTCCTTGTTTACGAAGTTGTAACTCTCTTATTAGGCACTTAATAATGTGCTCATGTTTAGTAACATCAGTTCCTACAATCTTCTGATACTTAAGTTTAGCTTTGCTATTAGCTTTAGAATCTGGATCTTTAGCTCTTAAAATTCTAGTCTGACCATTAGCATATACTTTAAGTGGGTATGTGGAGAGGAGTCCGTGCCACATTCTATCAAAAGGACTTGCAACATACTGCAAAAATCCTTCTCTCAAATGTATCTCATCCTCCTCTCCAATTTTAACATACCCTGCTTCTTGTAATTTGGTTAGGTCAACAATTAACTTTAAATTTTCTAAGCTTTCTTTGCGATAAGTCAAGATCAGAAAAACATATTCATCTGCAGTTATACCTAACTGCTTCAGAAGATCAGTATTAATTTCAATCATACTAAATTTTGTTATACTGATTCTTGATTCTCAATACAAATATAAGAAGAAAGTTTATCAATCCAAACAATATTGTTAAAACTTTGTATACTGCTTTTCAACCATTTCTCTTCTTGAGAATCTGGGACATACAATATAATAACTTTTCCAATTTTGTCTGGGCTTAATCGTAACAATCGTCCCACTCTTTGTATCATTGACAGACTCTTTGAATCCAATCCACAGATAATTCCTATCTCTGCATCAGATACATCAAATCCTTGATTAAGTGCCTTAGTAGAACATAACACATTTGCTTTGCCAGTTTTAAAGTCATCTAACGCCTGTTTACGAGCTTTTGTCCCTAATTTGGAATGATATACTCTAACGATATCTCCATGCGATTGTTGGACTTCTGCGTAAATTTTGTCAGTAAACTCATTATTACCTGCAAAGGTTAAGATTTTCTTATCTTTATGATATTCTACTAATTTACTTGCATATAAAATTTTGTTATATGCCTTTTGAACTACATCCTTTCTATCACGAATAGCTTTATAAAACATCAAAGCACTTGTATATTCTTCTGGTGAATATGCTTTTGGGTTCTTAAGTATTGCATTTGCTTCATTGAAAGCATCGAACTGACCCAACTTGTACTTGTAGAATACAAATGTTTGGTTTGCTTTAGTGTACTCTTTCTTTTCCTCATCAGTTAGTTCAACTGGTATACAATAAATTTCATAAGGGCTAATCAAACCCATTTTAACACACTGATCCATAGTAATCTGATATACAACAGGGGCTAGCTTTTGTAATCTGACTAAATACAATGGATCTTCTGGAGGTGTTGCTGTTAAACAAAGCAGCTTATTATAAGTATTATTAGTAAAAGCTTGAATGTAAACATCTGACAACCCTAGATGTACTTCATCTGCTACTATAATCTCATAATGCTTGTTTTCATACTTACAAGCTGATTGATAACATACTATTTCAACATCATCTAATATGTCTTGATACCCCCATTTCTCAAATTCTAATTTAAACTGGTCTTGTAATTGTGTAGTTGGGACTAATACTAAAGCTTTACCTCCCCATTTTCTAAGGATTTCTCCAGCTCCTAATACTCCAACTCTACTTTTCCCAAAACCAGTACCTGCGAATACAGACCCGATAAAGTTATTTGACTGCCACGCTCGCAGTGCTTTCCTCTGTTCTGTATTCTTTAATTCTAAGCTTTGCTGTAATGTCAGTTTCATCTTTTTTAACTATTAATTTAATTGCATTAGTAACATCATTAAGTACTATTTTATCAATAAACAATCCTTCAAATATTTCATCAACTTTACCTAGATCAGTAGAAGATTCTTTCTCATCTCCTACTCCCCAAATAGCAGGAGCATAAAGACATGGGCCTCCAAAAATATCAATCATAATTACCTTATCATCGTTATCTTTAGCAACATACATATCTCTAGTAATATTGTATTCAAAATTACCAATTAACATAATACTTTGTTCAGCTTTATTATAGGTCATAATGATCTCTATACCTTCACTGTTTTTGTAAACTGTTTGCATTTTGTTATACATACTGACAAATATCATAAATAGTTTGACCTTCAGCTCTACGCACATGATTTATGAGTAAGAATAAATGTTCTATCTCATCATAACCAAGACGCTTCTTTTCTCCTTGTTTCCACTTAAACTTATACCCATCACCATCATTAATCATAGTTACAAGTAATTCACCTTGACAATCTTCAGACCATGTCTCATTAAGACTACGGTGTAACTGATACATAGTACCATCATCAGTATCTGTTTCTGTGATAATGTACTCAACACTCTGACCAAGTGTTTCTATTACATAATAATTTTTCATTTTTCTTCTCCTTTTACTATATCATTAAGTTGTTCCCAAATACCTTGAGATTGTTTACCCCAGAAATGATCACAAGTAAACTTGTTATCTTTTATTTTTCCAGGCACATCCATAAAATAAGATTGATACTCATTAGGTTTTGCTGTAAACCTATAACATCTTTCTTTTACAGGACAATCAGTCCCTTCACACATTGTTATATCAGGCATCTTTGTTTTGTTTATTTAGTTCTTCTTGAATTTCATGAACAGTTGGGGCATGTTCTAACCCTTTTCTTCTTGTGATTTTTGCATAAGCTGCATTAACCTGATTACACAGGTTTAAGATTTCTTTTTCATTCATAAGTTATTTTGTTTTTAAAAGTTTGTAGTCAGGACAGGATTCGAACCTGTACGTCTAAGTAATCCACTTACATTAAAGACTTATCCTCAATGGGCTTTAATGTAATAGTGCCACCACGCTTTTCTTAGACTCATTGACACATAGCGTCTACCAATTCCGCCACCTGACTAACGAGAGTTATTAAGATTTTTGAATAGGTCTTTACTCTCAAATAAACCTACGAGTAGCCAGGGAGGGATTCGAACCCACAATGCACAACCATTCTTCAGGATGAGATGCCGTTTTCTCATTACGTGCTACCTGACTATTTACACCCGACTTTAGCTTGGTGTTATGTGTTAGCAGTCCCTAAGTATCTAACACAGCTACTTGCAATAGTGTCTAGCTCACCTGCAAGGGACTCTCTCGTGGCGCTCATTACTGAGTGAGAGGTACAATTCTGTTTTAATTCTATTTTTAGACATTTTTGGTAAAAAACAGAAATTAAAATTTACTAATCTGTAAAGTAAAAAGCTACTAATTTGTAAAGTCGTAGTACAGAACCCAGTATTATACGTCACTCCGAGTAGACGTCCTTACGGAGAGTATTCCTCAACTGGGGTGAGTAGAAGCTACCTACTCTACTATCTGTACTACTTGTAAAAGATTAAATGTCCAGTTAATTTACTAAAAAACTGGACATTTTAATTACGGTTCTTGCTCAGAATTATCGTATTTAGTACGTAATCCATACCCAAGATTAAACATTTGCATATTTTTATATGCTTGTCTAGCATTGTGTTTAAGAGTTTGCTTTAAATACTTTTGTCCCCATTCCATCCATTGCTTTTCTTGCTCTGGAGTCATAGTGTATTTATTATACCATTCACCACCTTCTTTTGCTAAATCTTGTGCAGTAAGTTCATATCCTGCGATTTGCATCATAGCGTTGATTAGGTTTTCAGCAACCATTGCTTCTTTTTGCTCTCTAGTCTTCTTCGTCATAGTCATAATATTCTTCTTTAGCGCAATCTTTACATAATGGATATTCTGACAAATGCTGTTCTACTAATTCTTCAATCTCATCATCTTCAAAAGGTTCTAATGCAAATTGTGACCAGAGAACATCTTTAATCTCTTGTTCATCACAATATCTACATAATTTACTTTTTTGATTCCACGGTGCTAGTGGATCTTTATCAGCACCTGCTGGTAGATTACCCATAAGTTCTTAATGCTATTAATGTGTTATACTTAATTGGTTTCATAGTATTTTGAATACGCTCTAAATTAGTTTGTTTGCTACCTGCTGAATGAATAGCTGCTAACTCATTAAAACTGTACTCTCTGTTGGGATAAACAGAGCTCTGTATTTGGAGTTTCTGTTTAGGCCAAGACAAATCTACATCAATTGGTTCAAAATTCAAATTCTGTTTCATCATTTTCGTAATTAAATTGGTTTTCTTCTTTTGAGATTTGTAGTAATTCTGCATTACATTGAGAACATAATCCTTGTACAAAATTATGTACATGATTAATAGTGTGGAAATAATGACCGCATGCGAAGCATTCACTAGCTTCTGTTGTTGTTTGTAAATTAATCATATTGTTTTATTTAGAGATTACATGATATAAAAATCAAAAGGGTCTACCGTTGTAAACCCTCTTGACCAAAACAAAATACAAACTGAAAAACACTGTATCAAAAGTACGAGTTGTCGCAAATTTAGTAAACTTTTGCGACAAAATTTATACCCGATTGCATATAATTTTCAACTTTTTGTTAAAATTATACCCGTTCGCATATAAATTTATTTACTCCACTTTTCAGTAATAGTTGTATCTGACTTTAAAAGTCCGTTTTTAATTACAGCTAATGCTGCTTTCTCCATCAACTCTGTCATTTGAGATTTCCATTCTTCAGCGAAACCTTTAGGACAAATTGTGTCTATCTGATCATGCACAGTCATAACAATCTTAACAGGTAAATTATTTTCTTCAATTCTTTCCATGATATACACTAATGCTAGTTTAGTCATATCAGCAGAACTACCTTGAATTGGAGTGTTCTTACTTGCTCTTTCTATTGATCCCAGTTCCATAAAGTTTTCTTTTTCAGAATACATTTTAGGGGTCCAAGTATCAAAGAATCGTTTACGTTTAAACGGAGCAAATGTTGTAATGTACCCATTCTTTTTTCCAAACTCACCAAGTCCATTAAGAAACTTTTCAATCTTTGGGAATGCTTTAAAGTATTTACTAATTAACTGCTTAGCTTCTTGCTGTGTAGAGTTAATTGTTTCAGATAACTTCTTAGGTCCCATACCATAAGCTAATCCAAAATTAATTGTCTTAACTTGTGTTCTAAGTTTCTTATGTTTTTTGCATTCACATTTTTCTTTTGATTTTATATAAGCGCAATCTGGTTCTGCTGCATCAATCCATTCTTTCCCAAATACTAATTCAGCACATACTGAGTGTAAGTCTTGATTTAATGTAAGAGCTTCTAAGAATACTGGATCATTTGAACCATAAGCAATTACATTTAATTCTTGAGAACTGTAATCGCTAGATACGAATACATAATCTTTAGGAGCTATAAAGCAATTACGATACAGATTAGATGCTGGTATTTGTTGCATATTAGGATCACTGGAAGATACTCGTCCTGTGTCTAATATTTGCTGAAAGTTGGTGTGAATCTTCCCATCTTGCTCTATGAATTTGTTAAAGTTATCTCCAAATGCTGATACTAATTTAGATTTCTCTTTATACTTAATATACAAGTCAACTAATGTTGATTTATACCTATAAGGATTAAGTTTCTTCCCATTAACATCATCAATCTCTGGATAATAAATTTTAAATACTTTAAGTACTTGTGTAGGGCTATCCCAATTAATTGTAGTGTTTTCTACAATGTCTGTATTAAACATATCTAATTGGTTATCTCTATACTTTACTAGTTCAGGTAAGTGATAAGCATGTTTATTTAAAGTGTTTAATGCTTGATTTGCGTCAACCTCATTTGTATTCTTTAACTTATCCCAGGCTACCTTATCTACAATTAAACCTTCATATTCAATCTCTGCAAAGACTCTCGTAACTTTCATCTCTAATTTACAAACATTTGAAAGTCCTTGCATTTCAATGAATTCTAACTGCATATCTCTTACTTTCCCTAAGTACTCTACATCTTTAGCACCATAAACTATTTGGTCAATAGTAAATGGAGATGAAGCTGTATCTGTGAATCTACCACGTATCTCTTTGTTAAGAGTTACATTTAAATATCTTTCTACTACTTTACCAAGGCCGTACCCATAATCTGTTTTCCCACAGTTCAGTACTTTCTCAGCTAAATAAGTATCAAAGATATTGTCAGTCGCTGCATTAAATTTCTTTTTAAGAAACTTATAATCAAACTTAGCATTGTGAAAGATCTTAACATAATTATCTGATTCTAAAAAGATTTTAATTAATTGCTTTTCTCTATCATTAATAGGATTACGACAATCAATAATAAATTGGTGATTATTATCTCCAATTTGTAACATTAATAAATCTTTAGAAACGAAACTAAATCCAGATGTTTCTGTATCCACACCATATACTGTGTTATTAATATTGTTGTGAATATAATCAAACATTGTATTCCATTCAGACTTTACAATATTAGGATGCTCGTATTCGATTAGCGAATCATTAAAGTTAATTAGATGTATCATTAGCTATTTCTTTTATGCTATCGTATTCTTCTTTAACTTGTTTCATCATTTGGATCAATTCAGGGAGCATCCAATAACCTTGTTGTGACATTAATTTAGTAAACAAATCTAAGTGTTTTGTTATTTCAGGCATAGTAGTTTCTTTTACATCCCACAATGTATGAAGAGTGTTACCATGTTCTTTTAATATTACATCAACTAATTGTTTACATAAGTATTTTGTTTTCTTATTGTATATCCATCCTATTTGTTCTACAGCATCAATAGCATGAACTACTTGCATACACCACATAATTAGATTTAATAAATAAATCTTTTGTTCTATTTCTTTATCAAGTTTTTCTGGTTTACTCATTGTTACCTCCTTGTATTCCAGCAAAGTCCGCTACTTCAATTAGTTTATTAGCTAATTTTTTAGCAAGATACTTGACAGCTTTTGGCTCTAATGAATCTAACCATTTATCTTGAGTCTCTTCTGTACAGTCCTCAAAGCAAGTTGGTTCTCTTTTATTGTCTGTATCAAATTGCTCAAAGATGTAAATACCCGATAAGTTTCTTCTTTTCATTTTCATAAACTGTTTTCGTAATTAATGTGGTCTTGTATAATAGTAACCATAGCTTTAGCTACTTTAATATCTAAGTTTTTACCTTGATAGTTAAAGAATGGTTTATTATTGTATTCTGCTAACTTAGTTAATCTCATTAACTCGTTACTTGCATAGGGATCGTTAGCAATCTCTAGCAGTCTTTTCATTTTACTCATATGTTTTATTTTTAATTGTTCGTGATTACTATCTACCTTGCGTTTTTATAAGGTTTTTTAAGTTATATTACAGCAGTCTCTACTCCATCATATAGAGACTTTATTGCTGTAATATAATTCATTCATTCATTGTATGTCAAACGGATGGATAATATTTACTTGCAGCCCCACATCTTTGGCGATGTTTTTCAAGTTGTCATCAAAGTGACAATAGGTTTACAGATTATATCCCGTCTAGAATGGACATAATCAACTGCAAGATTTGGTTCCCCTGCAAGGTTTCGCTCCTTGCTATGAACTCAGTTACAGGGGATTTGAACTATTAGTTAAATAGTTCTCCAGTGTTTAAGTCAACACCTGCAGGGATTCCCTTGCTTGTAGTTGTCGTAACATCTGCTTCCAAGAATGTATGTACTGCTTTGTCAAACACAACTTGTGTGTTAGCAAATACATACATACCTTGGTGAGTAATAAAAGCACCATCCTTACCTTTACGCTTTGCAGCAGTTTGTAAGTTAGCAGCTTGATACTCAGTTGGAGTAACTGTTTCTGTAATTTGCACTTTCAAATAATGAGTAGTACCATTTACATTAACGATAGGATTAAGAACATTAAGTTCTAATACCTCATTTCCAAGTTGGTCTGTGCTCCAATCTGCATCATCAGAGAAATCTACTCCGAGCAATTTGGATGCGTCTTTAGACTCAGCTGTGAGCCACGCACGACGAGCTTTACCTCCAGAATTAAAACGATCATCAGACTTATTGAATAATCCCAATGGATTAACAACACGTCCGTTGTCGATTAGTTCTGCAAACTCGATTTGGATTTTGTTACCTTTAACTTTACGTGCTTGTAACATTAGCACTTGACCTGCTGTTAGAGAACTCAAGTCTCCTGAATTGATTGTGTTTTTCATTTTGTTAAATGATTTTAAACGGTTTTTTTGTTCTCTGTTTTGTTAATTAAAAACAAACTGTAGGACAGAGATTAACCTACAGTTTGTTTTATATTTTAATTAAATGATATCTAAGTTTTCTGTTTTAGATATCAATGTTAATTTATTTACATTTACCCATTCAGTATTTACACTTGGACCAGTTTTATACATTCTGATATATTCAACTTCATATTGATCCTCAGAATATACATTAACATTGATTATTTTACATAATCCCATATCTCTATATTCTGATTTATCACTTTCTGAACTGTAATCATAAACTCGTTCAGTAGATACACACTCATCTCCAATAGCAAATTTTGCTTCTGGAGAATTACCTGTTAAGGCACTCATAAATATACCACCAATGGTATCTTTAAAAATGCCATAGCCTACTACAGCTTCAATAAATGCTTCCGCTTTTGTAGATCCATCTGTTAATGACAATAAATATTGTCCAATTTGATCAGCATCTACTGATACTCTTACTTCTTTGTTAAACTTTTTCATTTGTTTTTAAATGTTTAAATTGTTTATTAATTAATGATTTACCCATCTGCATTTATAGAGGCTTTGGACTCTTATTGTATTTCTACAATAGCTGCATTAGTAAAACAGAGATTAACTCTGTTTAATATATTATAGGTCAGGATCATAATCCATAAAGTCTTCTTCATATGCTTTACGGTCACGTTCAGCATAATAATCATCCATCTGTTCTTTGTGTTTTTTATGTATATCAATAAAGAATTGCATATTATAATGCCACACTTCTGTTAACTCTTGATATGTCCAACATTTTGAACCATCATATTCATAACGATCTGACCAACTACCATCTACAAACCATATCTTACCGAATAGATGTTGAGTACCATATCCATCATCATACTCGACATCAAGATCTTCTATAAACTTGGTATATTCTTCATCAGTAAAACCTTCACGTAAGTTAAAGATTTTAATATATTCAGGATTTAATCCATACCCTTCGTTATCTATCATAATAGTTACTGCTTTAACATCAGGTAAATGCATAATGTGATTTAAAAATTCTGCTTGTGCGTTCATTTGATTTATTTTTTAATTTATTTTAAATGATTTTAAATGTTAAAATGAAAGCGTGACATTATATCACACTTTCATTTGTTTGGCTATGATTATTCACCGAATTCAATGGCGACATAACCTAATGTGCAGATTAGTGCAATAACTGCATTCAGTACTCCACAAGCACCCATTACCAATTGGAAATAAGTGTCTGTTGAAAACGTGACTATCATGCCCATAGTTGGTATGAACATGAAACTTGCACAAGCTACCAACAAAATGCTGATGATAGCTACAAAACTGTTTTTTAAGTTTTTCATTTGTTAAATGAGGTTTAGTTAGCACTCAATTTTATAGACTTGAGTGTTTAAGTCTGCTCTTTTTATAGCAACGAGCTCGCTATTGGTTACACACTCTACACCATTGCTAATGTAGAAGTAAAGAAAGTTTTGTTCTTCCATTTTTTATTTGTTTTTGATTAATGATAATATTAAATGTAGGGGATTGCTCCCCCACATTTTAATGATTCAAATAACACCTATTCATAAGAAGCATCAATTGCTTTATATCTAGGCGTCATTACAGTACTCAACATGATCTCTTCAGGTGTCAACACTGAACCTTTCAAGATACTAGTAAGAATGCTTGGGCTAAAACCAGATACTAAACCAGTGTTAGGTGTATCACACTTAACAGGTACATTACCTTGTCTACCATTAACATTCCAGAAGATTATTCCTGGTACAGAATATCCAGCATCAGCATACTGTTTGCTTATAGCATCATAGTTAGTCATACCACCTGCTTGGTCAAACTCCATGTCACTGATAATCAATACCTTAGTAGGCATCTCTTCATGTGACACTTCATGTTCAACAGCACGGTGTAAGATAACTTCAAATGCTTTCTGCAAATTAGTACTCATACCCCAACGTGCACCTTGTAAACAGTAAACTCTCTCTTGAAGATTGTTACCTGTAATACGGTGAAAATTAGGATAATCTGTAAAGGTCAAGACTACATCCTTGAAAGCACCTTGGTTTCTCTCGGATATATACATACCCAAACCAATTGATACTTCCATAGGTAAACCTGACATACTACCAGACACATCACACATAGGTAGAATACGCTCTGTACACCCTTCCATAAAGTTGGGTAAAGCATTCCATCTATTAGTAATGTCCTGTATGTATGTGTCAGGCATGTTATACTTATTCAAGCAATCAGCTGTCAACTGATGAGGATAAAGTACACCAGAGTTTACCTTTTCCTTACCTTCAGCAACATTCTTGATGAACTGAGCATATCTGTCATAGTCATGCCTTGCAAAAGCATTCCTGTATCTAAACCCTGCAATACTAGGTAGTTTAGAGTACTCTATTTCATCCCACTCTTGAGCACACATGTGCTGTTCTACTGTGGTAGACATAGAAACTAACTGCCTACGGAAAGCACCTGGAGTTAAACCAAGATACTTATGCATAGCTACAAACCAATGTCCCTTACGAGGAAACCATTTGGCTAACAAGTTAGCATTACTGTTCTCTTCTAACTGTATAGACAACCAGTTAAGGTTATCTTCATTAGGCAATTCAGTAACAAAAATATCCTTCCAGTACCCATATTCAGGAGTATGAATAGCAAGGTGACTACCTAACTGAGGTTCAGTCTTGTGGATATATCTCATGATAATCTGAAAAGCATAACGCTGACCAGCACCACCACGAGTATCACGAGACCAGAATAAAATCTTGCAAGCAAGATCTGGATTCTCTGCATAAGCAAAGTTCCACATTTGCACAATAGATTCTTCTGACATATTACGAGAAGCACCCGCAATAAAGAAGAAATCTAAACACGCGTTATTACTCTTCGTATGAGTAATTGCACCATTAGCAGTGACTCCGTCACTACTAAACATTGAATTGATAAAATTGTCCATTTGTTATTTTGATTATAGGATTTAACAAAAATTTAAGACGGGCACCAATAGACATTATCTATTCAGGTGTTGCAGGAATATCAGAATACAGAGACCCAAGTAGTTTTATACTGGCGCCCGTCTATGTTTCACTTTATTATTTAGTATTATAAAGTGCTGATGTATTCTTTACCTGCGAGTTTTGGGAACTATACAGAATGCTTTGTTTACCTATAATCATTAGAGTATAAGTTGCTGTGAGCATTCATTAAGTCCCCGATTTAAACAATACAGATTACTGGTTTTGCATTCTTAGTTTATAATTGCTGCAAGTAATCATTACGTTTAATGTTTTGGGCAGTTATTTCTACATACCCAGGTATATCCCCTCTGCACTCAGTTGTAATATCTGAAAAGACATTGGTTTGTCCTTTCACCCGTTGCTCCTTCTCTAACCTTACTTCTCACATTTAAGTGAAACTTTTTCAGGCAATTCATCCACTATACATTTCAGTATAGCTTCACTGAGTCAACTATTTATCTGAGGAATTATCAGATATTACAACTGCTCACCCTTGGGAAGTGAGTTGTGGTGCATTAGATAGGTCTTTGTATATAGGGTAATAGACCAAACCCTACTGTCTTGTAACTATACTGGACAGTCCCACGCCAGCAGCTTACTGGATAGACACTCGGTTAAAGGAAGAGTGCCGATACTAATAATTCCATTGCACTCAGTTGTAATTATCTCCGTGGCTGTAAGGCGTTGTGGAGTCGTTCATTACAACTGTTAACCTTTTGGTTAGTACAATGGGAAAATTAATATACTATTGTTTTGCGACTGGTATATTAGCAGACCGTTTACCATCTTATAGTTTAAAGTCATAAGATATGTTGGACTTAAAATTAAACAGCTTAACCTACTGTTTATGCGTGAGAGAAAGGGCAAGTTTATAGTTGACTTGCAACGTTCATACATCCTTATTATAAAATACTCTCTATTTATACATGGATATATAGCAGTTTGTCTTCATGCCTAGGAATACGACGCATATCACGTCCTTTCTACTGTACGATTAATGGTAATAGATTTTAGATGTGGTTTACTCCACTTATCCTTGTTGATATAATCTCAGGTTACTACTTTTATTTACCATTAATAGGTTAGTGGTATAAACTAATATAAGTTATTTTTAGGTAACTATAGTTTACACCACTTATTAGTTCGGAGAATGTTGGGTCGAATTCAAACTTTGCAACCTTCTTCTCGTGACTAATATAATATTGATACTCAATGAATTAGAGCGTGCTATCTATCGGGCTTCGCCCTTAATTTTAAAAAAAGGGGAATAA